GCCAGTGCCCTGCGCGAGCAATTCATCCCCGCACGAACCGTGAAGGTGGGCAAGCCCAGCTTCCGCCTCGCCCTGCTTTCGGAGTAATCACCATGTTCAAAAACCTGATCGAATCCCTGCGCAAGAAAACCCTGTCCCTGTCCGACCTGCCGGAAACCATCCGCGTACCCGGCCACGCCGGGCAGACCGACATCGACCGCCTCCCCCTCGACCAAGCATCGGTCGATGACCTGGCCTTCGCTATCCAGGGGCTGGAATCCCGCTCGTCTGAGATCTCCTGCCAGTTGCATTCCTTGCGCCGCCTGCACGATCTGGCGCGCGCCCGGGGCGCGCTCGGCACGGACAAGGTCACCGAGATCTTTGGTGGGGAGGTCTGACATGAGCTTTCCCTTCATCACCGCCGAGCAGCGCCTCGCCGAAAAGCGTGGCTCCAAAGGCGTGATCCTTGGCCCCTCGGGTGTGGGCAAAACCACGCTTCTCAAAACCGCCGATGCGGCCCGCACGCTCTTCATCGATCTGGAAGCCGGGGATCTTGCGGTACTGGACTGGCCCGGTGACAGCGTGCGGCCACGCACCTGGCAGGAATGCCGGGATCTGGCCTGCTACATCGGTGGACCCAATCCGGCGCTACGCGACGACCAGTCCTACAGCCAGGCGCATTACGACCAAGTGTGCGCCCAGTACGGTGATCCCGCGATGCTGGCCAAGTACTCGCTGATCTTCGTCGACTCCATCACGGTCGCGGGGCGCCTGTGTCTGCAATGGGCCAAGGGGCAGCCGCAGGCCTTCTCTGAAAAAACCGGCAAGCCTGACACGCGCGGCGCCTATGGCCTGCATGCCAGTGAACTGGTCGGCTGGCTCACGCAGTTGCAGCATGTCCGGGACAAGGACATCTGGCTGGTGGGAATCCTTGACGAAAAGCTCGACGACTTCAACCGCAAGGTCTTCAGCCCGCAGATCGAGGGTTCCAAAGCCGCCCTGGAGCTGCCCGGCATCGTGGATCAGGTCATTTGGATGGTGGTGCTCAAGTCCGATGACGGCACGCCCTATCGGGCCTTCGTCTGCCAGCACATCAACCCCTGGGGCTATCCCGCCAAAGACCGTTCCGGACGACTGGAGGTCGTCGAGGAGCCGCATCTGGGCCGCCTCATTTCCAAGATCACCGCGCCGCGCGCGCAATAAGTAGGAGAGTTTTCATGAACAGCTACAACCACAACGCCGCCTGGAATGACTTCAATGACGCAGAGGACCAGCGCGAATACGCACTGATTCCGCCCAAGACCCTGGCCAAGGTGATCATGGCCATTCGCCCGGGCGGTTATGACGATCCGAGCCAAGGCTGGACGGGCGGCTATGCGACCCGGTCTGACAAGACCGGGGCGATTTACCTCAATGCCAAGTTCACCAGTCTGGAGGGACCGTTTGCCAAACGGGTGGTGTTCGGGCTGATTGGCTTGTCCAGCCCGAAGGGCCCTGAGTGGACCAACATCGGCCGCAGTTTTCTGCGCGCCATCCTGAACTCGGCACGCGGCATTCACCCGGCCGACAACTCGCCGCAGGCGCAAAGCGCACGCCGTATCAAGGGCTTTGCCGATCTGGATGGCGTGGAGTTCGTTGCTCGCATCGATGTCGAGAAGGATCAGAACGGCGATGACAAGAACGTCATCAAGGCCGCCATTCAGCCGGATCACAAGGAATACGCCGCCCTGATGGGGCAACCGGTGCGCATGTCCAGCCCCGCGTCCGCTGCGCCGCAGAGTGCCTCCCCATCTGCCCCTGCCGTGCCCACCCGTCCCGCTTGGGCGCAATAAGGAGGGCTTCCCATGATGCTGCGTCCTCGGCAGCGGGAGTTCGTCACCCGCTGCGTTACGGCTCTCAAAGCCCACGGCAACACCCTCGGTGTGGCGCCGACCGGGGCAGGCAAGACGATATGCCTGTCCGGCACGGCTGGGGAGTTTCTGCAACACCCGGATGCCAAGGTGTGTGTTCTGGCTCATCGGGATGAACTGACTGCGCAAAACCTGGCCAAGTTTGGCCGGGTTAATCCCCACGTCAGCACGTCCGTGTTCGATGCCCGCCAGAAATCCTGGTCGGGTCAGGCCACCTTCGCCATGGTGCAAACCTTGGCGCGCAACCTCGAGCAGATGCCCATGCTGGACATGCTGGTGATCGATGAAGCCCATCATTGTGCGGCGCCGACTTACCGGTTGGTCATCGATACCGTTCTGGCCAAGAACCCGCATACGCTGATTTATGGCGTGACCGCCACACCCAATCGCGGCGACGGAAAAGGTCTGCGGGACGTGTTTTCCAACGTTGCGGATCAGATCCGGTTGGGTGAGTTGATTCGTTCCGGCCACCTGGTGTCGCCGCGCACTTTCGTGGTGGACGTTGGCACCCGCGATGCGCTCGACGGCGTGCGCAAGCTGACCGACGACTACGACATGAATGCCGTGGCGTCGATCATGAACACCACGCCTGTCAATGCGGCGGTGGTCCAGCACTGGCAGAAGCATGCCGCTCGGCGCAAGACCATTGCTTTTGCCGCCACAGTCGATCACGCGCATGCCGTCTGCCATGCATTCATTGCAGCTGGTGTGAAGGCCGCTGTGGTTCATGGCGAGATGACTCCTGCCGACCGTCAAGCCACGTTGACGTCCTATGAAACCGGCGATGTGACGGTGCTGGTCAATGTTGCGGTCCTCACGGAGGGCTACGACTACACGCCCACCTCGTGCATCGTGCTGCTGCGCCCCAGTTCCTACAAATCCACCCTGATCCAGATGGTCGGGCGCGGCCTTCGCGTGGTCGATCCTGCCGAACACCCGGGCGTTATCAAGACGGACTGCGTGGTACTAGATTTCGGTACCGCATCGCTGCGTCACGGCAGTCTGGAGCAGGAAGTTGATCTCGATGGTTTCGCCGGTGACGGTGAGGCACCGACCAAGCACTGCCCGCAGTGTGATGCAGAAGTACCCATGGCCAGTCGCGAGTGCCCGCTCTGTGGGCACAGTTTTGCTAAGGAGATCGAGGAGACGCGGCATCAGATCAGCGATTTCGTGATGACCGAAATCGACCTGCTCAAGCGCTCCAACTTTGCCTGGTGCGATCTCTTCGGCGACGACTGTGCGCTGCTGGCTACCGGTTTCAAAGCATGGGCAGGTGTCTTCTTTCTTGGCGGACGCTGGTATGCGGTGGGCGGCGCTGAAAAGATTTCTGCCCGTTTGCTGGGCGCCGGTGAACGCACGGTGTGTCTGGCACAGGCCAATGACTGGCTCAATGGCCAGGAAGTCGACGATGCCGCTCACAAGACGCGTCGCTGGTTACAGGAGTCGCCCACGCCCGGGCAGCTGCGCTACCTGCCTGCACCCTTGCGTGCTGATTTCAGCCTGACCCGCTATCAGGCTTCGGCGCTGCTGACCTTCCAGTTCAACAAGACCGCTATCCAGCGATTGGTCACCGCTGCCAACGACGCGGTGATGACCGAGTTGCGGGAGGTTGCGTGAAATGCGCTGTGTGCGCCCGCCAAGCCAAAGGGCTGGGGTATTTCAACCCCCGCTTGCCACGGTCCGACTCCCGTCGCTACAGCGATCGTTGGGTGTTCTGCTCCATGCGGTGTCAGAACGCATTCTCCAAGCTCATGGCGCGTCTGACCCAGTTTCAGGAGGACGCCGTGATTGATCCCAGCGACATGGAGATCGCCGCTATGCGATCCGCACTCGGCCCCTTGGGCGAGTACGTCGCCTCCATTGGCATGGATCGCCCTTTGGCCGACTACGGCAAGGACGAAGTCCTGCGCCTGGTGGAGGTCGTGGTCGACGCCTATCAGGCCCACATGCTCGCTGAGCACGAACGCATGGCCGAGCGAGACCGCGCTTTCTTTGAACAACGTGCCAGCCGTCAGGCATCTGCCGCGACGGGTGGCGATCACCACAGGATTCCCTTTTGATGATAGACCTGAACCATCAACCCAAATTTCATGAGCAGGTATCGGCATTGCTGGATGCCGCCCTGCAAACGGAGCGCAATCAGCAGGCACGCCGGCGCTATCTCGGTGCTTCCCGATTGGGCGTGGCGTGCGAGCGCGCGCTGCAGTACGAGTATGTCGATGCGCCAGTGGACGACGGTGCCGAGTTGCCCGGTCGCACGTTGCGCATCTTTGAGGTTGGCCATGTGATGGAGGACCTTGCCATCCGCTGGCTGCGCCTGGCTGGCTTCGACCTCTACACCCGCAAGCAGGATGGCGAGCAGTTCGGCTTCTCTGTCGCGGGCGGCCGCATCCAGGGGCATGTCGACGGCGTGATTGCCGGTGCACCCACCGCGTTGAACTTGTCGTTTCCCATGCTTTGGGAGTGCAAGACCATGAATGACAAGAACTGGCGCGACACGGCCAAGAAGGGAGTCGCTGTCACCAAGCCCATCTATGCCGCACAGATGGCGATCTACCAGGCCTACATGGAGCCGAGCATTCCCGGCATTGCATCCCAACCAGCACTGTTCACTGCCATCAACAAGGACACCCAGGAGCTCTGGATGGAATTGGTGCCGTTTGATGCGGCGCTCGCGCAGCGCATGTCGGATCGTGCCGTCAAGGTCATCCAGGCCACCGAGGCCGCTGAGTTGCTGCCGCGCGTGGCAACCGAGCCGAGTTTCTACGAGTGCAAGTACTGCGCCTGGGCGCGGCGGTGCTGGAGCGAACAGGCTGTGAACGCATTGGGAGCGCACGCATGAATGCACGTCTTCCTCAACCCGTCATCGAGGCATTGACGGTGAGCACCCGTCGCCAGAAACCCTTGATCGGCGCATCCCTGCTGGAGCGCCTGCTGCTGCGTCATGTCGCGGTCGTATGTCCGGAATCGCGGCTGATCGTGGCGGTGATCAAACAGGCCTTTGTTGACTTGTGCTCGCCCTCGAAGCATCAGCGTGCCGAAGCCCGGCGATTTTTCAAGGATGGTCGCCTGGAGCTGTGGTGTGACCAAGTGGGCCTGTCGCCAGACTTCATGCACGAGATCGCCAGCAAGGCGGGCTATCTGAATCCGGCGGATGCCTCCGATGGAGGTGGCCATGCTTGATTTCAATGGTCAAGACGATGTGGGTTCGTCTGCGGGTGGCAATGCCGAGCGGGACGAGTTGCGCGCCGCTTTGTTGGCTCGACTGGATAGTGTGCTGTTTGCACTGTTTCCCGCCGGCAAGATCGTGCACGGCAAGTTCGTGGTCGGCGATGTGCTGGGCAGCCCGGGACGCAGCCTGGAAATTGAACTCGACGGTGAGCGTGCGGGTTTGTGGATCGATCGCGCCACGGGCAATGGGGGTGACATCTTTGCGCTGATTGCCGCGCACCGCCATTGGGATACCCATCGCGATTTCGCTGCGGTGCTGGGCTTCGCCCGCGAAATCCTCGGCCGCGCGCCTGCCGTGTCTCCCGTCAAACGCAAGGCCAGCGCACCGGTGGATGAGTTGGGGCCCGCCACCGCCAAATGGGACTACCTGGCCGCTGACGGCAGTCTGATTGCCTGCGTGTATCGCTATGAGCCCAGTCCTGGACGTAAGGAATTCCGCCCTTGGGATGCCAAGCGTCGCAAAATGGCGCCGCCCGATCCGAGGCCGTTGTTCAACCAACCTGGCATTGCTCATGCCGACCGGGTGATTCTGGTCGAGGGCGAAAAATGCGCCCAGGCCTTGATCGACGTGGGCCACTGCGCGACCACCGCGATGCACGGTGCCAACGCACCGATCGACAAGACCGACTGGTCGCCCGTTCAGGGTAAGCATGTCCTGATTTGGCCCGACCGCGACAAACCCGGCTGGGAGTACGCGATGAATGCCGCCGAGGCGGTCATGGCAGCAGGTGCCCAGCAATGCGCGGTGTTGATGCCGCCGTCCAATCCTACGGCGCAAGACCCCCAAGGGACTGCGGATGGCTGGGACGCAGCCGACGCCATTGCTGAGGGCTTTGATGTGGAGGCTTTCCTTGCCCTCGGTGAGCGCATCCAGTTCCAGCCTTCAACGCCAGACATCACGCAGGCAGCAGATCCGAGCGAGCAATCGGTGTGGGCCACTGAAGACGCGCTGGCGCTGACCTTCTCGGGTCGGTACGCCCAGGACTGGCGCTATGTCGCGTTGTGGGGCAGGTGGGTGTTCTGGACTGGCAAGCGCTGGCAAACCGAGGAGACTCTGGCGGCGCACCACCTGATGCGCCAGATCTGTCGGGAGGCCGCACTCAAGGCTGATTCTCACCGGGTGGCCGCCAAACTCGCCAGCAGTGGCACGGTAGCTGGCTTGGAGCGGCTCGCACGCTCCGATCGGCGTCATGCCGCCACCGCCGACGAGTGGGATGCCGACCCCTGGCTGCTCAACACGCCAGGCGGTGTGGTGAATCTCAAGAATGGCGTGCTGCGCTCCCACGACCCGTCTGGACCGACTGACCAAGATCACGACGGCCACCCCCGCGGGTGATTGCCCCACATGGCGGCAATTCCTGAATGAGGTCACGGGCGGCGATCAGACCCTGCAGGCGTATCTGGCACGCATGGCGGGGTATGCATTGACCGGATCGACCCGCGAACACGCCTTGTTCTTTCTCTACGGCACCGGTGCCAACGGCAAGTCGGTGTTCGTCAACACGTTGGCCACCATTCTGGGTGATTACGCAACCAATGCGCCCATGGACACGTTCATGGAAACCCGCACGGACCGTCATCCGACCGATATGGCCAGCTTGCGCGGGGCACGCTTTGTCGCAGCGATTGAAACCGAGCAGGGCCGACGCTGGGCCGAATCCAAGGTCAAGAGCCTGACCGGTGGTGACAAGATCTCTGCCCGCTTCATGCGCCAGGATTTCTTTGAGTTCATGCCGCAATTCAAGCTGATCGTGGCCGGCAATCACAAGCCGGCGATCCGCAACATCGATGAGGCCATGAAGCGTCGCCTTCACCTCATCCCGTTCACGATCACCGTGCCTCCGGAGCGCCGCGACAAGCATCTGCAGCAAAAGCTGCTGGCCGAGCGCGATGGAATTCTGGCCTGGGCCGTTCAAGGCTGTCTGGAGTGGCAGCGCTTGGGCCGACTTGATCCGCCGCACCAGGTGCTGGATGCGACAGACGAGTACTTCGA